AGGAGAGAGGGTCTAGTACCACTTGGGGAAATTCTAGAACGGCATAAAACTTTCAGGACATACTTTCCAAGAATTGCTTCATTCGGTGAAGATGCGGAAAAAATTAGAAGCTCATTTAAACTACAAAGAGCTGATGCCGTAGAAAATATGGGATATAGAAGTATGTTTGATATTGCAGACATATCTCAAAAAAATATGGGTGATTATTGGTACACAGATCCTGAAGGTTTGATTCAAGCTAGAACTATGGGGTCATTAAAAAGCGCAGAGATAAATCAAGTAGGTAAAGCACTTGCCGAATTTGGAGCTACCCCTAATATCTTTCTAGATCCTAAAACTAATCCATTGTGGAAAGCAGCAACTGATGAGTTCAATGTTGCTAAGAAAGCGGTAAACAGAAATAAACAACAGATTACCAAGCTAGAAGCACAGTTAGGTGTTGCAAAAAACTTCGATAGGCTTATTAATAAAGTAGCTAAAGTCATAAATCGAAATATAGAACAAGCTCAAAAAAGACTTAACAAATTAGACGATGTAGAAATTCGCGAGATTGACGATGTTATTTCGGGGATAAAAGATCTACGAAATCAAGGAAGAACATTTGCTAATAGAAGCCGTGATTTAGGGAAAATAGAAGGATCTTTAAAGATTGTACGTCAAAATCTTAGACCAGATCAGAGATCATTAGCTGGGCAAATAGGGGCTATCACTAGAAAGCTTAGACTAGCAGATAAGAACGCAATTAAAATGCGAAAAGATATCACAGAACTAGAGAGGCAACTTGATTTATCTAGAGGTGAGGAATGGCAAGTTTTTGGAATGATCGAGCCTAAGCTTGCGTATCTCCATCAGAATAAAAAAGAAATTGCCGATCTTATAATGCGAAATCAAGCTTATAGAAGTGATATGGCAGACTTGATGATAGATGTTATAGATTTAGAGAAAAAACTTTCAACTCAAAAAAGTTTCCGACGTGCTTCTATTCGTCAAATGTCTGAACAAACTGAAAAGTTAGTAGATGCTGTTAGAGTTCTTCAACAAGAGTCAAGGCTAGAGTCTTTAGAAAAAATGAAAAGGCTTTTTGACTCTGCGTTAATGGATGCTCCTAAAGGGAAAGCTGGTCTTGATGCACGTGTTATTGAAAAACTTCTTTCTGAATCAAAAGCCCAAACAGATACCTTAGAAAATACTCTCAATCTTGCTGCAGGAAAAAGAGAGATACTGCGAAAAACTGCAGGAGATAATTTATACGAGCAAGGTAGGGTAGACATTGTAGGGGATATTCAAAAGATGTTTCCTTCATTGCAAGGTCGTTTTTATACACCAGCGCAAAAACAATCTATCGAAAGCCTTGTTCGTGCTAACTATCTACCGACACCAAATCAACGACGATTAATGAAATCTAATAGTTTTATGCGTAGTTCCCTTGCTACCTTCGACTTGTCTTGGTCATTCATTCAAGGGTGGGCAATGGCTTTTAGTAACCCAGTAGCATTTATGAGAGTAATGCGAGTGATGCTTGCCGGTATTGTTAATCCTCAAAGCTATAAAGATTATATGCGAGCGAACAGAGAAACTCTTAGAGAAGCTGTAGAAAATGGATTGATTATTCATGATGACTTTTTGAGAGATGAAGTTGTAGGGGCAAGGGCTTTAGAAGGTGCAATAGGTAAAGCGACAGACGCTCTCGGTGGCCCGGCAAAAGGTATAGGTAAAGTAGCTCAAACTCTTTTGAGAAAAAGTGATCAGGCCTTTACGTATGCTGGTAATGCAGGCCGTATAGAACTGTATAAAGCTCATATGAATACTGAAACAGGCATTGCTTCATTGCTTGGTAAGCGTACAGCAGTAAGTAAAAAAGCTGCTGCTGAAGCAGCTAATCAGCTAACTGGAGTTTCTAAAGATCAAGTTACTAACTTAGAAAATCTTGGTGTGTTCGCTCCTCGTTATACCAGAAATATGTTCAAAAATATTATTGATGCAGCAAATGTAAGTAACCATAGTGAAAAAGCTCGAATAGTTAGGCAAACAATGTTTACTGCTTTAGCTTCTACTGCAGCTCTTACCTACACAATCAATGAAATGTTAGGTGAAGAAACAGACTTCAATCCTACTAAAACAATTCAAGGCGGTAAGGTTATAGCTAATCCTAACTTCCTTACTATCAAAGGGTTAGCCGGTAGAGATATTTCTTTACTAGGTCCATATAATACTTACGCAAGATTTTTTGTTAATGCCTTTGCTGATAGCCCTGAAGAAGCAACTTATAGGTTTGCAAGATCTAAGTCTGGTCCAATAGCAAGCGTTGTTGGAGATATTATTGAGGGTCGTTCGTTAGGACAGCAACCTATAGAAATTCAATCTTTAGAGGGATTTGAAGATACAGCACTAACATACGCTCTTTCTAAAATAACTCCTATTGCCCTGAGTAAAACAGTACAAACTGCTCAGGAACGGGGAGTCGAATCTGTTATTACGCCAGCATTATTCTTAGAGATTCTAGGTGTAAATGCTAACGATATGACTTCATATGACATGAAGGAACGTGCAGCTATTCGTAGATTTGAAAAACCCTATGCAGATCTTACCGGCCAAGAGAGAGATATTCTCAGGGCAGAATTTCCTGCGATGTTCCAAAAGCAACAAGAAGAACTTAAACGTCGAGCTAAGTACGATCCAAAATCTCAAGCTTCGTTGCGTAGAATTGAAATAGATGATGAGAGAATGAAGAAAGAAGTAGAGCTATATGACTTACTTCAAACAGGGCAGTTAGAAGCTAATGTATTTAGAGATGGTATGTCTGCATTGGCTTTAGAAGCCTCTATAAAGAAATCGGAAAACAATGCTGAAAGTGGCGAGGAAGCAGATCCAAGTGCATTGAGCCAATATTACGCTACATTTAGAGCTGCTGAAATAGCTCCCGGCATCATAGATTGGGACCTTCAAGAGAAGTTAGAGGCAGACTTATACCGAACATTATCTTCAGAAGAAAAGAAACAAATAGAGCAAAGAAGCTCCGCACAGCACGATCCACGATTAGATTGGTATTTCAACAATAAGAAAATTATTAGAGAAACTCGATATTTTGACACACTTGACGCAGCTTTCAAACAGGTGGGTAGAAATGAAGCTTCCAGAATGGGTATAAAAACCTATAATCAGCTACTAATTGCTTTGCGTCGTGCTCAAAATACAGGTAACATTCGAGAAGAAGAACAATTGCAGCGCATAGCTACAAGAGTTCAGAAATTGTCAAGAAAAAAGCGTATAGATATGCGTAGAAAAAATCCCCAGTTGGATGCTGCGCTTCTCCAGAACGGATATGTATCAACATCCGTTTCTCGGTAAGCCCAGTGAACACAGTTGCTCGGCACAAGCCCAGCATATAGGAAGGTCAATATGGTAAGTGAACAAGATGTAGTTGAAGCAGTCGATGAGGAAGTAATAGAAGACTCTATACCCGATGAGGAAATGCCTGATCAGGATGTGGAGGGATTTGAGACTCCTGAGTCGGATGAAGAACAAACAGATCAACTTAGTAGTATTGATGAGCTTATCTCGCGTTTAGACAATGTCGAGAGTTCAACAAAAGATATCGATTTTTTTAAACACAAGGTCAATAGTGAGCTTGGTCGTTTAGAGAATATCCAATCAAGAGTTGATACTTTAGACCAAAATCGCAATCAACTGGCTACTGTTGATCGTATCCAAGATTTGGAAAGGCAGCTTGCTGATGTCAGTACCCTGCTTTTGTCATCTGAAATGGTTGATGATAATACAAAAATTGCGCTACGTGAACGGCAACTGGAACACCGCCTCCAACAAATCGAGAACGGACGAGGTGAAGTCCAGCAGCAGCAGGAACCACAGCAGTTGCAAAAGCCTGAATCACAGGCAATGTGGGATGATGCAACGTCATGGGTTTCGCAGAAGGCTAATGAATTGGGGTATTCGGCTAAAGACATTCCTTCCCAAGTATGGGAAGAAGGTGCAAAGTCTGGTTCTCCACTTCGTGCGTCAGAGTACGTTTTGGCATGGGTACAGGAGCAAGTCAATGCTGCTAACTCTGCTGAAGTAACGGCAACTAAAAAGAAAGCTGCCGGTAATGGTACTCCTACACGTAAGTCTACTACGGCTTCCATTGACTCATTAGTCCAAGCCTATGGTGAAGGCAAAAGCATTAGCGCGGATGAAAAGAAGCGCGTAATGGAACATCTAGGAATAAGATAGGAGTAACTTAGTGGCAACCACAGGTAACACTACTACTACTAATCTGGCTGATAGCCTTCCTACAGTGATAGCTGCTGCTCGTATTGTTCGTGAATATGAAGGAACAATGACGAGTGATGCTGTCGTAGACAAGGTGACATTAGCAGAGAATAGTGGTACGGGATGGAACGAGGTTCGATTAGATAAACTCACAGCGACTGGCGTCGCTGAGACTGCGACTCTCGACAACCCACAACAAATGTCAGATTCGCTATTGACTCTTACACCAACAGTTTCAGGTATTCAAACTATCGTAACTGACCGTGTATACCGTCGATTAGCAAGCAACGTATTGTCGCAAATTGGCCAGTTAGGTCAAAATGCAATCCAGCGTAAGAAGGACAAAGATGGTCTAACTCAATTAGACTCATTCTCTACCGCTTTAGGTGGAGCAGGTTCTACTCTTACTGTTGGTCACATTTCAGCTGGGCAAAGCCGAATATTCGGTAACACAACTGAGCCTGCACCTCCGGGTAACGTCTCAGTCGTATTGCACCCATTCCAGCTCAAGGACATTCAGGATCAATTAACAGTAGGTATTACAACTACTGCTTCTAATGGTGCTGGTTCTGTAGACGGAATGACAGCAGAGATGGTACGAAATGGATTCAGTGGAACATTGTTTAACGCAAATGTTTTTACTGATGGAAACATCTCAATCGATAGTTCGGATGACGCAAAGGGAGCAATCTTTCACCAGATGGCAATCATCTTGGTAGAAGGTCACGCACCTAAAGCTGAAACTCGACGTAGACCAGATATTGGTGGTGGTGCAGACGAAGTATTCTTGTATGACGAATTTGTCTACGGTGAACGCCGTGACGAATGGGGATACGAGCTATACTCTGACGCAGCAGCACCAACGTCTTAGGTAGGAGGGATATAAATTATGGTAGCTGTAGCTAACGCAAAAGCTGAATCGTTTACATTCAACTCCATTGCAAACGGAGCAACTAAATCAGAGTTTTTCACTAACTCAAATAAGGTTCGTATTTTGAACATGACTGTTGTCAGTGAAGCTGCTATTGCAGCCCACGCTTCAAACGTGTACAAAGTTGAACTTCTTAGTGGGGCAACAGTACTCGGTAGGATTACTAATGACTCAGATGAGAGTGACACCACAGCAGTAACAGGTACAGTAGGTATCGATTCTGCTTTGTATGCTGCAAAGACCACAAGGTCACTTGCATTTACACAAGCTGGTGCTAATTCTGATGGTGCTTACGAAAATGCTGGTGATGCAGTATTGGAAATCAAGGCAAGCAATGACACTGGTGGTACTATCACCGACGTTACTGTTCACCTTGAGTACACAGTAAGCGACTAAGTATGAATGAACTTGTCGTCGCTGCATCTGTCGTCAAAAATGACGAACTAGCCTTGAGACTTGAAGAACTTAATGTTCAGGGGATCAAAGGGCAGGGGATGCAGCGTCGGCAATTCATACATGTTGTTAGGGATGATAAGCGAGCTATATGGTCACAGGATCTAGGCAACGCTGATCTATTCCATGCTCCACCGTTTGCAATTCCATCTTTGATGGAGCATACGGTAGCAGAATTACGCGAGATCGCTGACCAATTACGTGAAAGTAAACAGGGAGCAGATCGTATAGATGAATTGGGTGAGGCATCTACCATGATAAAAGATGCCATAGATCAAGCTGAAGAAAGAACGCTGAGGATGCGCCGTACATCAGTAAGTGGCCCGTCTATCACCGTTGAAAGGCACTAAGAATGACTACTGACAATGTAATAGCAGAAGCAGCAGCAAACGCAATAGCGGAGTCTGCAGCTTCAGGAGCACTTGACAAAGTAATTGTTAACAATGACGAATACTCTATACAATATTCTGGGTCTACTAATGACGGACAAGACGCTGACGAGCTAGTAAGTGTTTGGTCTCTATTGGATGGAACAGAAAGTAGGGTACTTAAGCACAAGCTAAATGAAGTATTGCGTAAACGTACTCGTTCTAATCAACAGGTTTTTTGGATTCCGGGTATGCCCGGTCAACCTCCAAAAGTTGATAAAGGATCGGAGTTACTTTGTTTATTACACCCTGACAATGATGAAAGGGAATGGCTAAATAATATTGGATTAGTAGCTCAGACTTGCCGTAAATCTAATTTACGATCAGACTTTGATCTTCAAAACCATATGTTACATAGGCATCAACAAGAGTGGAGCCTCATAGAAACAGCTCGTGAACAAGAAGCAAGACAAGCACAAGATGAACTTGTTAGACTACAGATTGAAGCAATGAGTGGTGTGGCAAAAACTGATACTAGCCCACCTCGTAAAAAAAGATAGGAGTGGGTTATGGCTGGTTCACCCGGAATAATCAACACACAAGCACATACCGCTGTAACGGTAGGTAGTAGTAGTACATCTGTACTTGCTGCTAGTGAAACTGCTTCCTACCGATTAATGGTAAATGATTCTGACGAAGTAATTTATATTAATCTTGGTGGAACGGCAGCAGCGAACACAGGTATTAGATTGAACGCTTCAGGCGGTTCATACGAAATGTCAGTCGCAGGTGGCAACTGGTTCAATGGAGCTATAACTGCTATTTGTGCATCTGGCTCTAAAAAACTTTTAGTCACACAAGGTAGCGCATAATGGCAATAACTGGGCAAAATTTATTAACAGGTTTATCCCAGTTTATGGGAGATGACTACGATAATGTAACTTCCGCAACAAGTACAGATGGTACGACTGTGGTCAAAACTCATCTTAGTGCATTTGGGGAAGATTATTTTCGTGATTACTATGTACGTATAACTCAATCTGGTACTAATCAGTATCATATACGTAGAGTAAAATCATTTGCGTCAGCATCCGGGACTCTTACCGTAGACCCGGCATTTCCGGCAGTACCTCAAGATGGTGATTCTTTTGAATTACATAAGTATGAACCATCTAGAAAGTTTACTGCATTAGATGAAGCACGGTTACGTGCATATCCTCAAATAGCTAAATTGGTATTTGATGAAACACTTACAGGCGATGGGTATAGTCGTGAATTTGATATACCGTCTGCCATTAGGAAAGGACCAGTCTTTGCCTTTATCGAATTTCCCCTCGGAACCCACGACGGATGGAATTTTCTCTCAGATCCGGACTTCGATAGCACGTCTAATTGGGCAGCTTCGTCGGTTACTGCGAGTATAGTAACGCAAGAAACTTCTAATAAACTTATACCCAAATACGACAATAGCTGCACAAAGTTAGTAGTAGCTGCATCAACAGCAGGTACATACTCCCAAGTTGTAGCAAATATGAATAATGATATAACGGCAGCAGGTGCAGCAGGTCAGAAGATGACGTTTGCTGCATGGGTATACAGCCGTGTTGCAAGTAAAATTAGAATACAACTTATAGATGACAGTGGTACTACCAGTAGTGATTATCACGGTGGTGCTGGCTGGGAATTACTAACAGTAGAAAAGAATATAGTAGGAAATAGTTCATCGCTTTTAACAGCACGAATAGAAGTTGCAAATAACAGTACAACATTTACAGGATTTGTTGATCGCGGATGGCTTTACTTCGGTGATGCTGGTCGTGTAAGATCCATATATCCAATCGAAGCTAACGCTAGAGTAAGACGTGACGATACTACTCAACGAATAATGTTTGACAATGTTCCGCAAGCTCGTCGTCAGATTCGGTTGGTAGGTAGAAGTCCTTTATCTGCATTAGGCACGACTAGAGCTTCGCAAGCTACCAATACTATGGAAGTAGACGAACCTGCATCCATGATCTTATATGCCCATGCTACACAAATACTATTTGAACGAGAAGGTATGTATTCCGATATACCTGAAGAAGTTAGTGCGAAACTTGCAATCATTCAGGGAAGGTCTGATGACTATGAAACTAAATTCCCATTTAGAATGTTAGCCGGTAGTAAGATACAGGGACCATTTAAAGTATGACGACAACACGTTCACGTGATAGCAGTGGTTATGATGTGTACCTTGAATACGATGATGTTAAGGTAGGCTTTCGGCTTGCTCGGTCAGAAATGGGTTTAGCTTGGTCACGTGGTTTGCAGCCAATGCTTGCAGAAGAACAACGTACATCAGGTACATTTGATTACCAGCAAGTACCAGCAGAAGTGGATGTACCATTAGGTTTTGATAATTGGGGTGGTGGTTGTGGAGTAGATGAATTATCTACACTTACTTCTACTTCAGTAGGATATAATTATTCACAATATGTAGATGCTTCTTACGGAGATAGACTGTATCTCAGTCCAGCTTTCAATCAGCTTTATAAGACAAAGGCAAGCTCTACTACTATTGATGCTGCTCCTACTTTCATGGCAGAAAATTCACTAGGTACATATGTATGCGCTGGTAGATATTTATATAAGTACGACACAAGTAATGACCAATTCGATGAAGTAGATGATCTAGGTTCAGGCAATGCTTTTACGGGCCCTGTACGTGAGTTCAACGGTAAGTTATATGCTCCAGCAGGAGATGATGTTGACTACGAAGTATCTTCAGATGGCACTACATGGGCTGCATCAGGAGCTACAGATGACAATGCAGTGTTCTTTACTGCCAGAGGGCGTACATCTACTACACCACAGTTCTGGAAAATAGATAGCTCAGGTAACCTCAAGTCAGCTACTACACCAGATGGGTCTGGTAGTACATGGTCTGCTGCTGTACCAGTCGGGCATACTTCTGAAACTGTAAATGGATTACTTACGGCTGATGACAAGGTGTGGATATTCAAAAAAGAAGGTGTATGGTTTTTTGACGGCTCTAATGTCAATGACTTTTGGACTGGCGGTCGTTTAATGTTACGAGATAGTAATGGCAAGAATCCATTGCTCTGGGTAGATGGCTTTATCTATGTACCGTATGGCGATAGATTGATGCAGATAGACCCTTATGAAGAAACATTTAATATGTTGTATCCCACTAATGAGATGCTTGGAAACTCCGAACTTAATGGATCTATTACTGCTCTTGCCGGGGATTCAGACTGGATATATTTAGCGCAAAAGAACGCAGCAGGTAACACATACCTCATAAAAATAAACCCATACCGAACAGTACATACATGGAATTATCAGGGTTCTAACGATTGCAATGCGTTACTTGTTACTGGAGCAGGTGCTGTCGCAGATAGCAACCCCTCTGTTTTAGCTGGATACGCAAGCACGATTGGGAATTATATCAATCCGCGTGCAGGTATGCGCCCTGATGATGACGAAAACTACTTATATACAACCAATACTGGAGTTATTGTAGGGCCTAGACTGAATGTAGGGGCTAAGTTATTCAAGAAGTTTTTAAGTGCAGGTCGTGTATTAGGAGCAAGCATGACTGCTGCTGCTACTGCGGTGCTACGATACGAAATAGACGAGGCTTCTCCTGAAACAATAGTTACTGCTGATAACGATGGCGAATCATTTGCTGTATTTACTAACGAAGTAGAGTTCAACCAGATTAGATATAATATGCAAATGACTACTGGATCAGAGACTGCGAGTCCTGTAGTAAATTCAGTAGTTCTTAATACTATCCTCAACCCTCCGCGAAGAAAAAGTTGGACATTCTCAGTTACTGTGAATAGTGGTGTTGTTTTATCAGGCGGTGGTAGAGCGAGCATGTCTGGGAATTATTTGGAAACATTCTTATTTGGCGGTGTCCAGAAAAGAGTAACCCTTTACGACAGGCGTGGCGATAGAACGTATGTAGGGCGAATTATTAATGTCAATGGGCGTATAATGCAGCCTATGTCTGATGGCGATTTAGAGGTATTTGACGTGATGTTTTATGAGATTGCAGACACTACATCAGGTGATGTAGCTATTTACAATAAAGACGCTTATAATGTAGGCAAAGTATACGCATAGGTAGGTAACCATGGCTTTATCAAGTGTATCAGCAGGAAACGAAGTACAAGCTGCTAACATAAATCAGTTCAAAGAACACTTAGAAGGTGGGGCTGGTAAGACTGTTACCTATCTTCTACGAACAACAAGCGGTGCTGACTTCACAGTTATACTTGGCGGTAATGGTACAAGTAGAAAGCTCACAGTTAAAGATTCAGACAACAGTGAGGTATTCAAGATCGATGCTGACGGTAATGTAACAGTAGGTGGAAGCCTGACTGTAGGTACATTGACTGCACCGGGAGCATCTAGCCCTTCACAAACAGGAGCAGGGCAGATGGTATATAACACCAGCAGCAACAAGCTAACCATTG